CTATACTTCCATATTCTTTTTGTCTGTTAGCTACAGCGATTGCATTGTTTTCTAAGGTTGTTGCTTGGGAAGATAAAGCGTCTAGTTGCTCTAAAGTTGGTTTTGCTTTTCCTAAACTTTCTTCATTCCAATAAGTAATAGTAATAGTTCCGTTATCATTTTCAAAACTTACTTCTTCTCTAAGTTTAAAATCTTTTTCTAAATATGCTTTAATTTTATAATAAATACTCATAATAATTTAAACCCCTCAAAATAAGAAAATCTTTCATGTGTATATAATGATTGGTTGCTTCCAGAATTTTGCATACCTCTTGCTCTAAAATAATCACCAGCACTTGCGTCTACTATAAGACTTACAGCTACAGTTCCATTATCATCATGATAATGTCTTGCTTCTGCAATAGCTGTAGTGTTTTTAAAAATATTCACGTCAAACTGATTAAAGTTATCACTTGTATTCATCTTTAACTGTGCATGAATAAAATATTTTCCATCTTCCCCTGTTGGCACAGTAAATCTTCCATTTGATGTATCGTAAGCACTATCTGTATCAATTATTTCGTTAGTAAATGTAATAAAAGTATCTGCACCAGTTCCTAAGGTTGGTGAACTACCTAAACCTGCTCTAAAAATAGGAGTATTATCTCCACCTACAGTAGCACTACCACCTAAAGAAACTGCCGAGCCATTTAATGTAATACTAGAGTTAACAAGCATGTCATTGGTTACTGTTCCGATTGCTGGAGTAACAGTTTGAAATGTTCTGCCTACATATAAGATCTCTACTCTATCATTATTAAGAGTACCACCAAGAGTAAGTGTTGTTCCACTTACACTATAATTGTCATAACTTTGAACAACAGCATTAACTGTTACCAATATATCTTGAACGCTAGAAACAGAATAATCTAACGTAATAGTTGTTCCACTATTTGTTGTAGATACCTGTTTTCTAACTGTTTCAAAGTTAGTTGCTGGTTGTGCTCCTATATATCCCATATTATGTACTTATTGCGTCTACACAAGATACCCAAGCATCAACGCTTGAAGCTGTATCTGAAACTATTTTCAATGCATCACCAGATTGTACGACTACTTTTCCTGTACCTAAAACTTGTAAAGCTCCACCTACAGGGATTGGCATACTTTTCCCTAGATAAATATCATTAGCACCATCATTTATATATACATCAACATTAATTGCAGATGTATGAATATTGGTTACATGAATACCTACTATGGTATCATAAGAATCAGCTGTGAGAATAGTTGATGGCGAAGCACCGATATCATTACCAGTAAATCTTCTAAAATTTTGTGCCATTATATCTCCTTATAAAGCAACTGCCATGGCTATTGCAAAACCAGCAGAAGCAAAACTACTTGCATCTACTGCGGCAGTTTGCCATGAACTGCCATTATAAACTTTTAACTCGTTAGCTGTGGTGTTAAAATATAAATCACCTGTTGTCAATGCATCACCATCATTGTCTACGCTAGGATCACTAGCTTTAGCACCTAAGTATGTATCATCAAAATTATCGGCTGCTGCCTCTGCTGCTGCTTGAGCAGTTTGAGCTGCTGTTGCAGAAGTAGCCGCATTAGTTGCAGAAGTACTAGCATTACTAGCTTGAGTAGAAGCAGTTGTTGCAGAAGCTGCTGCATTAGTTTCTGACGTAGAAGCATTGGTAGCACTTGTAGCTGCGTTTGTTGCAGAGGTACTAGCAGCACTTGCCTGAGTTGTTGCTGTAGTTGCCGAGCTTGCAGCACTTGTTGCACTAGAAGCTGACGCAGTAGCACTTGTTGAAGCATTAGATGCAGATGTAGCAGCATTAGTTTCGCTTGTTGAAGCGTTACTTGCTGATGTTGCTGCAGCACTAGCTTGTGTAGTTGCAGTAGTAGCAGAAGTAGCCGCATTTGTTTCAGATGTTCCAGCGTTAGTTTCACTAGTCGCTGCATTTGTTTCAGATGTTGCCGCAGCTGTTGCTGAATTTGCTGCTGCTGTAGCACTAGCTGCTGCCGCACTTGCTGATGAAGTAGCACTAGCTGCATCTACTATTAAATCATAATAAGAAGCATTAGCATTAGTTGAGATAGGTAGCGATCCACTTGAGGTATGATTGGTATTAATTATATATATATTACCATTCGTTGTATCTTTGATAAGATCTCTTTGAACATATGCCGTACTTGCTGCCCAGTTACCTCTATAGTTACCTATTTCTTGTGAAAATTCTAATGCATTACCAGCACTGTTTACAGTTAATAACTTATTTGCGACCAGCTCTGGGAATGTTAAACCATACGCTGTTGATGTAGTAGAAGAAGCTCTAGGAGATAAATTAATATCAATTCCTTTTTGCTGTATCATAGCAATAATTTTATCTAATTCTGTATTAAGTGTTTCTATTGGGAATACACCAGAACTAGGAAAATCTGTACTTCTTGATACTGTTAAATTTCTAGTAATTGTATATTTATCACCAGCAGTAGCACCAGATCCTAAAGTAATATTACCACCACCTGTTTCTCCAGCACCACTTACTGAGTATTGTACTACAGTAGTTGGATTACTAGATAATGTAAGAGTAGTATCTACTCCACCAGAATTAGTATTTTTTACTTGTAAATCAGCGTCAGCAAAAAATTCAAATGGAACAGCAAATGTAGTTTGACCACTACTTGCAGTATATTGTATTCTTGGATCAGTTGCCGATATTGTTATACTCATCTTAGTCCTTTTTGTTCTACTTCGTCAAATAATGAATCTAAAAACCATACATTCTGAAACGGTAAAAGTCTACGCACATTCCTTGCTGTGTGATGATTGTACTTACCTGTACCCCAACTAAACGCAATATCTGCTATATTTTCTAATTGAGAAGCTGTTGGGCCAAGAACATCAGCTATTGGCATACCATAAGGCCCAAGATTTTTTCTTTGATTATATGTTCCATATGGTTTTTTAGCTCCTAATAATGGTCTAAATCCTATTTGATTATTACTAAGTCTTTCAACCGCATTATTAATATCTGAAAAATATCCACCTAAACCAGATCTATCAAATGCATCTACAAGTTTTTGACCAGTAGGTTTTTTAGAATAATCTCTATTAAATGCTTTTTGTCTATATGCATCTACCATAGCACCAGCTGCCATTAACATTAAAATACTTTGCATAAATAATGCGTCTTTTTCTTGCAAACCTCTAAACAACATTCTTTGTGTAGAAGCTATACCAAATTTTTTAAATTGTAATAATATCCCACCTAGTTCAGTATTTGCCCATAATGGCACATCACCTTTGCCAGGTGTTACAATATCTATTTTTGCTTGTTTACCTAATGCAGCATGAAATGCTTTTGCTGCTTCTATACCATCATCTGTTTGATCCCATACTTCTGTATTACCAACTCTCATATGTTTATAATTATCACCTACAGATTTCCATGATTTAGCATTTTTACCATATCCATGTTTTGTATATTGCGTATATATTTTTTTTGCTAGATCATCTGTTATACCAAGATTTCTTAATCTCATTTTATTAACTTTATCTAATTTTCCAGTAAGAACTAATTTTTCGATTGATTCTAACATTCTAGCTCCATTAAAATATACAGCCATTGTTTTAACACCTGTATTCCATGGATTACTTAAATTTAAAAATGTAAAATATAAATTACCTACTGAGCTAACACCTCTTTCAAATTTATTAAAAACTCCAAATGCATCATCTATTCCATACATTGACATAGCTCTTTGACTTGTTGCCATATCTAATGCTTCACCACCAAGATTAGCTGATCTATTTGACATTTTGTATATTTCTTTTGCCATTCCACTAGAATACATTTCCCAAGATAATTTAAATGTTTTACCAACACCATTAATAGCAACTAATCTAGCAGTATCTACAACTTGACTTAATCCTGTCAACATACTCATAGCATTATATAATTTAGCTATTCTTATTCCTCTACTTATAGCTCTATTAGGATCTTCTGGTAATCCATAAGTACCTCTAGATAATGCTATTGAAGCATCTAAATCTTCTAATATTTCATCTTTTTCTTTAATTAATTTTTTAGTTTTACCAGTCATAACTTTTTTACCATTTACAACTTTTAAACTATCTTCAATCATATCATCATATTCTTCAGCTATTTGTCTTATACCTACAATATGTTTACCAGCTTGATAGTTAGATCCATATCCCATAGGATCACCAAATCTTTTTGTTAATTCAATATCTGGTATTGTTTGATTGTAATACATTCTATTAATTATATTAATATCTTTTTCAATAAACCCAGCTGCAGCTAATTCTTCATAATCAATATTTAAATTTCTTGCTCTAAATCTAGATGATATTCTATCCATCTTAGTTAATAGTTCTGTTTCTAATAATTCTTTTTGATTAGAATCTAATGTAGAATATCTTGATAATCTTTTAAATTGTCTGCTTAAATTTTCAAAAGCTATATATGGTTGATACTCTATAAAACTTTCAATAACTTTATCTATTTCATCATCTGATAAATTTAATTTAGATCTTTCTATTGATCTACGCATTATTAATTCAAAATCTTTAAACCTTCTAACTATTTCATCTTTTTTGTAAATAATAGGTACATAAGTTTCTTTTTTTAATATTCCATTTTCTTTAATATCATCTCTTACTTTTTCTAATCTTCTTATTCTTGCAGCTATGTTTGCTTTAACATCTGCTTTTTTTACAGTTACTTCTAATAGTTCTAAATATTGTATTTGTGTATTTACCCATGCTGGAACAATTTCTAATGATTCATATTCTTTACCAATAGTATCAAAAAAATCATCAGATCCTTTTGACGCTTTAATTACTTCAGGTTCTACATTTTTATCACCTAGTCTATGCATAGTAATTTGTTCTCTAAATTGTTTTGGAGAAAGAATTTTTGCATTACCTTTATTAGTTCCTCTTTTTATATCTAATGTTCTTTCAAAAAAACCTTGTGGTTTTAAACCTACTCTTTTTAAATACTCAGTATATGCTCCTTCAATAATTGTAGTATTTTTTAAAACAAGACTTGTAAATCTAGCAGCTATATTTCTTTCTATTGTTTGAGAAACACTAACTCCATCTTTAGCATTTTTAACTTGATATAATGGATTGTCTAAAACATTTTCTATAAATATTTGAGCATTACTTATTCCTTTTTGCAATACTCTAACTACTGGATTCATAGGAAAATCTTCTGCTATAAATCCTAATCCAGTTTTTTTTATTTTATTTAATGCTTGTATTTCTTCTTCTTTTAATAAATCATTATTTTTTCTTGCAGCTGCTCCTACACTATATTTACTATCAAAAATAATTTCATCAGTTTTATCTAATGCATTAGCATTATCATCAAATTTTTTACCTACACTTTTAGGAATACTAGGAAACATAGCTGGTATAATAAAACCACCAGCACTAATCAAAGCTGTTTCATGCATTGGTCTTTCATCAGTCAACATTCTTTTTGATAATTCTTCAGCAGTTACTATACCACCAAAACCAGCAGCTCTTTTTAATCTACTACCACTCATTAATAAACTACCAGCTTTTGTAAAAGCAAACAAACTAGAAGGATCTAATAAACCACCAATTACTCTTCCAATAATATAAGCTGGAGATCCACCAACTTTTTGTTGTTTTTCTATAAATTTTTTAATTAAAACTTTAGTATGTTCTGCATTATTACTATGCATAAAATTACCAATGTAATCTTGATATTGATCTAATTGAGGATCTGCAAATATATTATAATCAGGATCATAGTCATACATAGAGGTATCACCTCTAACAGCTTTTGCAGCATATAATGCTCCAAGAGTAAAAGTATTTTCATCAACTACTCCTGTACCAAAATTTACACCAGCTTGATAAATATCTTCAAAAGCAGAAGTTCTATCAACTGGTTTTATATCTTTGTATGTTCTAAAGGAACGACCAAAACCAATACCTATTTCAGGCATTATTTTTCCTCTACATTATTAGTGTATTGACCATTTGCCCAAGCTAATAATATTTTTGCTCTTTTATCATTACGAACAAAAATACCAGATTTTTTATCATCTCTTGCTGCTAAACCATCATTATACAATTCTTGTAACACAGTTACTTTTCTTGTTGCGTAATTAGAATCTTCTTTTCTTAATGCACTTCCATCATTTGTGTATGCAGTATATGTTCCTAAATAAGACTTATCACCTGTTTTAATATAATTAGCTAATGCTTCTGTAAATGCTGGGCCTAATAATCCTTGATATTGCATATCTGCTAATACAATTTGTAAATGACTATTTTTAACTCCACTTATATCTACATCTAAATTTTTCATTTTTTGTTTAGATATTTTTTTTGCTTCATCTACTTTTATTCTAGTAATAGCATCACCATCTTCTTTTGTAATTTTTTCAGTTTTATTTTTTAATTTTTCTATATTATATCCTCTACTAACCAGTTCATTAATAACACCTTTATCATTTAAAGATAATCCATATCCAATAGTAATATCACCTTTTATATTTTCATATGCTTCAAATTTAAATATACCACCTTCTTCATTATCAATAATAAAATTATATGCACCATCAGTATATGTAATTCCTAATTTATTACCTTCATTAATTTTTTTTAAAACTTTTTGAGATTGTTCTTCCCAATTATCATAATTATAATCTAGGCCTGGAATTAAACTTGCTACTTTTTCTGCTCCTTCTTTACCTAAATTATGAATATCATTTTTTAATTTAAACATGGTAAATCTTGTAAATTCTGCAAGTTGCCTTCTGCTTTGTGTTATCCAACCGTTT